TTTAGATAACCAAAAACTTTTATACTACACCAAACAAACTCCAAATCACGCAGAAGCTTTAGCAGCTTTTGCTGCGAGCCGTAGAAAAGCTACCCCAACAATAGAAACAGGGCCCCCATTAAATATTTGGGCGGGGTCGGGTCAAAATACACAATTTAGTAATTTTAAAGTACGACCTTTTGAATATGACGGTAAAGAATATCAGAGTATAGAACATGCTTATCAAACCCTTAAGTCTGGGGTGTTTAATCAAGCTATTTTTTACGCCAAAAATAAGTTTGGTCAAACTTGGGGTGAAAGGGATGGATTAATTGCAAGGGGGCCAGGAGAAACCAATCTAGCCCTTATAGAAACTTTGATGAGAGCTTCTTTTGAACAAAATCCGAAAGCTGCACAAGCCCTTGTTGATACTGGAAATAGACAGTTAACGCATCAACCAGCAAAGCTTTGGTATCCCAATGCAAATGCGTTTTGGGGGGTAGAATTCCCCAGGATTTTGACAAAGATTCGTTCAGAGCTAGCCTTTAAGGGTAAGTTTGGTTTTTACCCGAAGGTAAAAGGTAGAGCAAACCGTTCTTCTCGCAAAATTAGAACTGGACCACCAGTTATGCCTTGGGCCCCTTGGCAAGACGCCCCTATGGCTCATCTTTCCGAAGATGAACTTATTTCTTTTAGTCAGGCAGAACAAAGGCGTCTTATACCAGAAAGAAAGACACAAGATACTACAACAGATGCAGCACGAAGGAAGGAATTAGCTCTTCTTGAGGCTAAGCTACAAACTGCGTTTAAAGAATTTTATGCTGATCCGAAGAACAGGGCCGGAGCTAGAGTTAAAAAGCTCTTACAGCTTGCTGATGGATCGACTATTGGGAGTGGAAACTACTACAGAAAAGTTTCCACTCTCAATAGTGGACCACAGTATGATCAGCCTGTTGCCCCACCTTTCTACCCACCAGATGCTTTAAGCCAAGAAGAAAATAGGCGTAAATATCAACTTGAAAGCGAATTAAACGAAGGGTCTGTAGACAAAGCAGATTTTGTAGATCCTTCTGATCTTCAGACAACTAAAGGGCCTGGAGTAAGAACACCGGATCAAGTAGTTACTCCCGAAATGTTGGACCACAGTAAAAAGAAAGTCGCAGAGCTCCAGGAAAAAGCAAGAGACTACGCGCAGGCTGTAGATGAAGTTGAAAGTATTCAAAAAACTTTACCCGAAGGTAAGGCAGTAAAAGAAATAGAAGAAAATATAGAATCTCAGAAACAAATAGACCGTAGCAAAGGGCGTGAGCTTGAAGGTTGGATCAACAGTAAATGGCAGACAGCTGATAGTATATATAGGTTAGAAGATGATCTTTTTAAAGATCCTGTGTTAGCTAATATGACGGAAGTACTAAAAAAAGAAATTTATAGTAAATATACAAATAAAGAAGTTGCTGATTGGATTTATGAAGATGCGTTATTTAACTTATACCATAAACTAGAAGTACAGAGCCGGGAAAAAATCAAAAAAATAAAACCATACACTCTAGCAGGACCCATGGGGGGTAAAGTAACAACTATGGCAGAGCGGGGGTATGAAGTAGGGGATGTTATTCCTGGTAGGATGCGAGAAGGCATAGAAACAACTCAGTATAAGCCACCTGACACACCCTCTAAAATCCCGAGTTTAGACGGGGTAGATAATTTACCTCTTAGCGGGATAAATATAGATGCTGAAAGTCGGCGTTATGATACTTTAGGGCCCCCTCAAATAGGTTCTACCCCCGGTAAAAAAGGTACAGTTACTATTGATGCCAGTTGGCGCTCTGTTATGGAGGGGCTATGGCCCCAACTTTCTAGTATTTTAAGCGATAGCTTGGGTTATGAAGGGCGCGGTACTCAAATTACAACTAAACAAGATATTTTAAAATATGGTCTTAAATCTAAATATAAGGATGATGAGGGTACTACGCGCACAACAACTTATACACAGCGCCCTGTGTATAACCTACAACATCTTTCCATGGGTGCGCTTATTAATGAAAGTGTAGCCAATATGAATTCATTGGGTAAGTATTTTAGGTTTAAAGATACAGATTTAATTGTTATCGATGTCCCTGCAAACCCAACGAAAGTCCAACAAGTTAAGGCTATTTTAGCGTTAGGGCATGAGCTAGGCCATGCGATGTTCCATCAAGAAATGGACAGGGCTCTCAATAACCCTAAACTCCGTAATGATTTAATAGCAGCGTGGGAAAAGGATCGAGATGCGGGGGTTTCTGAGCAGTATGAAGGTGAGTTTGGTTTTGAAGAATGGTACGCAGATAAAATGGCAACTTGGCTTTTACGAGAAGCAAAGAAACCCAAAAATAATGTTGAGAGTTTCTTCTATCGTTTAGCGAAAAAGATTAAAGAAATATTTAACAGTTTAAACACAAACATACAGCGTAGGTTTAGCGAAACTGCGGGGAGTCAAGCGTTCGATAACTACGTACAAGACATTATTAAATCTTATAAAGACAGGCGTTCAATTAATACAGGGATGTCGACTCCAGATAAGGTGACAGTACGAAACATGGTGGATGAATTATCTGTAAAAATTAAAGAATTTATGCCTAAGAAAGCTTTACAGCAATTTAAACGAAAGGCTATAGACATATTATCCGTTCCAGATGAAGGGTATAAGGCTAATGATAGAAGGCATTGGTCCGTGGCTTATTTCTTAAAGCCTGCAGCAAGTTATTTAAGAGGATTAGGTGCCGCAGAAATAGCAAAGGTGTTTACAGGTCGGTCTCAATCTGAAGAACCAGCGGGGCATTTAACGGTCCGTGTATTATTAATGTACCAAAGGCTAAATGACCTTTGGAAAATAGGTCCTACTAAGAAGACTGTTACAGGTAAAATTGTACCGGATTTAGACGCGTTTGAGCCTATATTACGTGATGCTGAACGAAATGTTCCTATGGAGGAACTAAACCCTAAAGCGCAGCAAGTACGCCAGTATTTAGATGATTTTTACGAGGACTATATTAAAGGAGTGGATGATGAGATAGGTAAACGGAAGAATTTTTACCCGCGTATTATTGCTTTAGCAGAACTTCAGGCTAACCCAGAGATTCAGGCTAGACTAGTGGAGCTTTTGAAAGAGTTCAATCCAAACGGCCCTGATGATATTGTTCTTTATACTACTAACGGGGAGGAGATGAGCCGTACGCCGGGGAGCTTTGAAAAGGTAGTTGCAGCTCTAATTAGTGAAGGGCAAGACAACACCGATAATCCTATCCCTGAGGTGGGGGATGTTGCGATTGGTATGAATGAATCCCGTACCAAGTACTTTACGGATATACCTAATGAACGGTTACGTGAGATCGGGGCTTTAACAGATGCTGGTACTGCCATACGTAGGTACATAGAGGATACGACTAAACGTTTGGATTATTTAGATAAATCACAAACAGAGGTGACTAAAAAAGATTTCGATAATATTAAGAACAGAAGTAAGGCAATGCAAACGGCTTTTGGTACAGTTAAGGTTGGAGACACGGTAAAAGGCTGGAGGGCCATGGAAGTTATGCTTGAGCGGATTCCTGATCCGAAGAACAGGGCAGCAGCTAGAGACGCAGTTAAAGCCATGTTAGGTAAAACGGGTCTGGGTATGTCTCCTGCTATGCGTAATATAAACAGTGCTCTTTTATCCCTTAATATAGTGACCTATTTAACGTTTACTACGTTGGCTTCTCTACCTGATTTAGCGGGCCCTGTGCTTAGATCTAAAGATCTATCCTGGGAGAATCTAGGAGAAGGGTTAAAGCAAGTCCGTAGGTACTTCACTGATACCCAAGAGATGCAACAGTTTGCCAGGGATGTTGGGGTAATAACCTTTGATTCAATTAACACCAGTATTATGCAGTCCAGTGAGCTTGGCTTTATGACACCTACCGCACAAAAGTATTCTGATATATTCTTTAGAGCTATTGGATTGGAGTGGTACACCAACTTTACGAGGGTATTTGCTGCGGGTATGGGGGAACAGTTCCTTATTCGTCAGGCAAACCTTAACACAGAACGCTCCAGTAGATTTTTAAGAGAACTGGAAGTTTCTAGAGAAGATATTAGAGCTTGGGATCAGAACAGGCGTAGTTTTGATACCCCTGAAGGACAGCGCGTACAGATGGCGATTGGTAAATTTGTAGAAGAATCTATTATTCGTCCTAATGCAGCACAACGACCTGTTTGGGCTTCTAACCCCTATACAGCACTTGTTTGGCAGCTTAAATCTTTCTTCTACGCTTATGGCATTAATGTTGTGGGGGGAGCAATGCGCGAGTCTAAGAATAGGTACGCGGAAGACGGTACTCTTTCTAGCGCGTCTATACCATTAGTTTTAGGTGCGTTAACAATATTACCTCTCACTATGGTGGGGTTAGAGATGAGAGAATGGCTGAAGTATTTAGGCAGAGGTGGAGATCCAAAGGCGTTTAGAAGCGATAATATGAAGGGTGGAGAATACAGCATGGATATCATTGATAGAGCGGGTATTCTAGGGCCGTTTGGTTTAGTTCTCCCTTTATTAGAGGCAGGTAAATATGGCAAGAGTGGCATTACAGCGACGTTGGGCCCTACAGCAGAACGTATAGAAGACTTAGCAAGAGGAGAAGTAAACTGGTGGAGCTTTGTACCAGGAGTAGCAGCTATTAGATAATTATAGTATATAATATTTTGAGGCAACAATTATGGCTTATGCATCGACAATAAAATTAGTAGTAGGGGACACGCTTCCAGAGCTTAACTTTACTTTAAAAGACAGCAACGCTGCTGCTTCTGGATCAACATTAGACCCAGAGGATTCGACCACGTGGGCCCCTATAGACATAACGGGCGGAACGGTAAAACTTCGTGTCCGTGAAGTTGGTGAAACAACTGTACTTTCTACAATTACCATGACCCTTACTACTCCGTCTGACGGAGAGTGTAAAACTATATTCCCTTCGGGAACTTGGTCTGCGTCTGGTACATTTGAGGGGGAGATTGAGTTCACCAAATCAGGTGGGGGCGTACAAACTGTACAAGATTTAGTTAAGTTTGTAGTACGTGACGATTTTGATTAGATGGCTTTTAAATTAACAGTAGACTATAGAAATCTTTCTTTAGTAGTTCAGACCGATGCAACGGAACCAACTACAACCTTTGTATACGCAAAATCTTCTGTTACATACCAGTACATACAAGCACCGTCCGCGTATGAATTGCTTACCCTGTCGGATATTTATTTAGATCCTGACCCCAAAAACCTTTATTTTACTGCTCAATTTAATAGCCCCCATGCTTTAACAGTAACAATGGCAGCGGATGTTTCCGCTATAGCCTTTGAAAAGGCTATAGCTGATGCACCAACGCTTGAAGAGCTAGTAGCTAAAGCACTTGAGAAGGGAGTAACTGATACCTCTACTTTAAGTGATGATTTCACTAGAGTGATGTTTTTTACACGTGCCTTTTCAGATTCATACGCGTTCACGGACAGTCAAACGTTAAATGTAAGTAAAGCAGTAGCGGATTCTCCTACAATTACCGAGTCCGCCGTCTTACACCCTAGGCTAGTTAAAGCAGAGACAGCAACAATCTCTGAGACTACGGCTTTATTAGCAAATCTAGTTAAAGCAGAGACGTCTACGCTTGCTGATTCTGCCGTCTTACACCCAGCTCTAGGTAAGGCAGATTCTATTACACCTACAGAATCGGCCACTATTTTAAGTTCATTAGCTAAAACAGAGACAATAACTATGTCAGAAAGCTCTGTTCTAGCCCCCAGTTTAGGAAAATCTGAAACTCTCAGTATAGCTGAAAGTTTTAGTCGCGTGGTTCAGTTTATCAGAGGCTTTAGTGATGCTTTCACTTTAGACGATGTAGCATCTGGAACCGATATTTTAAAGACCGATATTTCTGCAGTTAAGGGCAATATTGCTACCTTAACAGAAGTTTCGGAATACAGTTTTAGTAAAGGTGGTGTAACTGATTCCCTTAGTTTAGGTGAAGCAGCAGCCATAGCTTTTAGTACAAGCGCATCAGACAGTCTGTCTCTAGCAGAAAGTCTAGCTAATGCTACGGGTCTAGGTAAGGCGGATTCCACCACCCTTTCTGAAAGTTTGACGCAGTTTTTTAGCAAAGCCGCGTCAGATAGTGCGTCTGTAGCAGACTCTCTTGCCTATAGTGCAAGCATTCCTTTATCGGAATCTTTGTCTATGTCAGAGAGTTCTATTTTATTAGCTTTGTTAGTGAAAACAGAGAGCCTTAGCCTCGGTGAGTCTTCCTTGTTTAGTTTTAGCAAATCTTTAACGGACAGTGCTACAATGAGTGAGTCGCTCAGTATCATATTTATACGTGGTATACCGGGTATTTTGAATACGGCGGCTTTAAATACTAGTGTTTTAAATTAAACGGAGTAAATTATGTCAAATATCAATGACGGCTTAAAGCTTACAGGTAAGCTAATCATAGCCCTCAACGGGAGGACAGTGCAAGAGGTTGATAACCTTGTTGTGACTGCAGGTAAAGGGTATGTAGCATCTAGAATAAAAGATGCCACTGCTACTGCAATGTCACACATGGCAATTGGTTCTGGTACTAACAATCCAGCAGCGGGTGATACCGCACTTCAAACAGAGCTCGGTCGGGTTGCTTTAACGAGCACCACCGTATCTGCAGCAGTGGTTACTTATGTAGCTACTTTTGGCGCGGGAACTGGAACTGGAGCGGTTACTGAAGCCGGTATTCTTAATGCATCTTCTAGCGGTACTTTATTGTGTCGTACTGAGTTCAGTGTTGTGAATAAAGGCAGTTCGGATTCTATGACTGTTACGTGGACTGTAACTGTTAGCTAAAAAGTAAGGAGTTAGTTCTATGGCTGTTAAATTTACTAACAATGCCAAAACAACCCTTGCTAGCGGAATAACTAATTCAGCAACCACTGCCACAGTTGTAGATGGATCAGTTTTTCCCTCCCTAGGGGCAGGGGAATATTTCTACATCACTTTTGATGATGCTAGTAATAATGAAATAGTGAAGGTTACTGCACGTAGCAGTAACACACTAACTATTGTCCGGGCGCAGGATAATACTTCTGCGCGTGCTTTTGCGACTGGTAATGCGGCAGAATTAAGAGTCATTGCGGCCCTCTTGACCGAAATACAAGAGAACATAGCAGCTAAGTCTGCTAACCAAACTGTTTATTCTGCAACCACAGCGTCTAATGCGACAGCTTACAACGTAGGCATAGACCCTGGTGTAGAAGCAAACGCTAGTGTTTTCCTTGATGGTGTGTATCAGAACCATGATACGTTTTCGTTTAGTGGATCCACCCTGACCTTCGATGCTGCCCCAACGAACGGCACTAAACTTGAAGTAGTAGTTGATAATTTAGTCAACCTACAGAGCTCTAATTTAACCGTTGATACTTTTACAGCTTCCTCGAACCAAACCGCCTTTACTCTTTCTGATAGCCCTGCTGCAGAAGAGAACCTTTTAGTCTTTATTAACGGAGTATTTCAGGACCAAGCTACTTACACGATAAGCACCAATGTACTTACAGTTGATGCCGCCGTTACGAATGGCCATATAGTCACTATTTATACGATAAATCCTGTAAACATAGGCACGCCTAGTGACAGTACCGTTACTAGTGCAAAACTTACAGGCAACATTACATTACCTGGATCCCTAACCGTGGGCGCGTATGACGTTGCCTTCGATTCCCCTACTTTTGTTGTAGACAACGCCAACTCCAGGGTAGGTATTGGTACAGCGTCCCCCGCTACTGGGGCTTTAGATGTAGTTGGAGAGGTTCATATCTCCAGTCACTTGGATATGCCAGATAATGCAATTATTAAGGTGGGAACAGGAGATGACTTACAGCTTTATCATGATGCTAGTCACTCTTACATCATAAACACCTATGATTCCGGTGCCCTTAAATTAAAATCTAATGATTTCCGAATAGAAAATACTGCGAGTAGAAATCAGTTAAAAACTGGGGTGTCTGGCGCGGTACAATTATTCTACGATACTGGTAGTGCAACCTCGGTCAAACTAGCCACCACCTCCACAGGCATAGACGTTACTGGAAATATAACAGTTTCAGGTACAGTTGATGGAATAGACATAGCAACTAGAGATGCAATACTAACATCCACAACTACCACAGCAGGTGCAGCACTACCTAAAGCTGGTGGTACTATGACCGGGAATATCTCTCATGCAAGTAATTTTACAATAGATGCTGGGGGCAATGTTGCTTTAGATGCTGATAGTGGAAATATAGTTCTACTTGATGGGGGTGCACAATATGGTCTTCTCACTGCATCTGGTAGTAACTTAATTATTAAATCTGGTGCAACAACTGCAATAACTTTTGCAAATGCGGTGGCTAGTTTTGCTTCTACTGTAAACATTGGTGGCAAGCTTAACTTGCAAGACCTCGGCAATGCAACTGTTGCCGCACTTCAACTTGGGAATGCAGGCATTGGAATTTCTAGTCCTTCTACCGACCAAATGAACGTTATTACGGCTGATACTACAAGAATGGTTATTACTTCTGGCGGCGACATCAGCTTCTACGAAGACACTGGCACAACAGCTAAGTTCTTCTGGGATGCGTCTGCGGAGTCTTTGGGTATTGGTATCACGCCCCTTTCTTTCACTGATTTAATGATTAACACAGCTGGGGACCGCAACATAGGCATTTTTGATAATGCGGTAGGAGCTACTATTTGCGGCTTAACTGACGCAGGTGCTTCTTCAACTTTGCGGTTAGCAGGTGACCCGTTGATATTTACGGGGAGTGGTGGCGGCGGCGCGGAGCATATGCGCATAGACTCCTCTGGCGCTACCGAAATGTACGGACGTGTGGCGATTGGGAACGCTGCAAGTGATACAACGATTGACGATAATTTTACGGCTGGAGGACTAGATGTAGCAGTTGGTAGCGGTACCAAAGCATTCCAAGTATGGGATGATAACTCTACCAGCGTACCTAGATTTACAGTCCTACGAGCTGGACAGGTAGGTATAGGAGAGGGAACTCCAGTTGATAAACTTCATATTGGGGGTGGAAATTTACTATTTAACCACGGCTTAGAAATAAGAATGAAGGATAGCGGTGGGAATATAAGAACTATAGCTAGAACTTCTGGAAGTGACCTAGAGTATGGTTGGTCCTCTGGTGGTCCCGTTAAGTTCATGGGCGGGAGCTCATACACAGAAAGAATGCGAATTCATACTGATGGTCATATTAAGATAGGAAATCTTACTACAAGCGCAACCTCTGCTCCTTTATTTGTAGCTAAATCAAGTACAGACGTTCAAGCAATTTTTGGAGATAATAATAGTAGTATAGATGATCCTTCAATTCGCATAATTGGTAGAGATACAGCAGATAGCGCAATTAGATATGCTTTTTTTGGACTTGATGCTGATGCCAATCACGGGTTCATAGGATATAACGCTGGTGCAGGTGGATTTGTTAATGCACTTAATTTTGATACTTCAGGCGCTGTTGATGTTAGTGGACGTGTATCGCACTCAACCATTACTACACTTTCGAGCGATGGCACACCGTCGGTCTCGGCAGGCAACTATTTCGTAACGGGCGACACTACGACGATTACCGACTTTGACGATGGGGTTGTGGGGCA